TAGAGCCTGATTAACAGGAACTCCTTGCTGTATTGCGGTTAAGAAAATAACTAGAGCTGGTGCGGCGAAGATTAAAGTATTCTTGCCCCACTTGAGAAACTTCTCACTGGTGAAAAATGCTTTGATTTTTTTCATTTTTTGAATAAACTTTTAATTCCCATAAGAATTAACTCAATGGGCTTATATTTGTCTATGGTCTTTTTCAGTGCCGCTTCGTATCTATTTTTCCAAACATTGCTTTGTGATAAGGCTGATAACAATTCCTGTTCTAGTTTTGAAACCTTACTGTTAGCAGTTGAAGCAGTCTTCTGCCAACTCTCTATTAATTCGTTACTAGCCTTAACTTCCGACTCTAGTATGCCTATACGACTCTCCAAATCCTTTTGGGAGCTTTGCAAATCCTCAATTTGTTTGTTTAGGTTTGGAACATCAGCCAAAGCACCGAAGGCTTGTCTAACCTCACCCTCACTTCTAGTGCCTATAAAATCTAAAATTCTCTTTTGTTCATCATTCATGTTGTTCTCCTCAATTGTACCCTTAATTTTTAACCAACCAATTACGTTTGTGTAATTGTGTTCTGTGGTGTGAGCTTGTCTGCCACCCCAATTTTGTCCAAAACTAATAAATTTATCTTTGTTGCCTGATAGGGCTATTTCAATATGACCATAAGTGTTTCCCGTCCAAGGTTTCCAAATCATCACGTCCCCGGGAGAGGGGAAATTAGTTGGTGTACTTTCTACCTTCTCGAAAACACCACCCAAAGGATTAGGAAAGTTAGACCAATAGCCATAAGCCGAATTAGTACCGCTTGGGGGTGGACTAATTCCAAGGCATTCTTTAATGTAGAGCTTGACGATTGATAGACACTCACCTTTGTATTGTGTATCTGTTGGGTAGCCTTTTTCCTTGCCATTATATTTTTCAATGAACTCTGATAATGTCATTGGAAAAAACCAAGCACCTCAATAGTTAATGTCTTCATAAAAGTAGCTATCCCACCACCAGCAATTCCAGCACCTAACATCCAACCTATCATTTTATTCTTAGAATCCCACATACTATCAACTTTGGTTCTTATTTCAATATAGTCATCATCAGTAGTTTTGACAACACAGTTGAGCGAGTTTTTAACAGAATTAACTTGGTTTTTTATGTTACGTTGACGTTCATCTATTCTTAAGAGCAAGTCATGGTCGGATAAGGATTTGGTCATATTACATTCCTAATAGGCTTTCTAACTCGCTCGCCCTAGAATCAGGTAAACTATTTAAAACTTTTCTTGCGTTTGTAAACCATTCTTTTGCCACCTTTTCACTTGTATATTCATTTGGAAATGACTCCATCGCTAAGCGTTCGTATTCTCCACCATTTAAGACACCTGCACCGGCAGCCTGGTTAATTGCACCAGCTACTAATGCCATTTGTGTTTTATAAGAATTAAGCCTGTCTGCATAGTCCTGATCTGTTTGTTTTTTAATTAAAACATTTGCCTTTCCCGCAACACCACCTATACCAACTGTTTTATCACCCACTGATAACGAATTATCTTTACCAGGAGCATATAGTTGCTCCATCATATCAATACTGCTACTTACATTACCCTTGGTTGATTTATTATCTTTTTGATATTTCGTTTCATCCTCAAATCTTTTATATAGTAATGCGGCATTGGTTTTATCACCTGCGGCAATAGCCTTTTGATAGGCAGCGTAGTGTTGTTCTGGTGATTTACCAGTTAAATAATTTTGTGTCGAAGTATTTTCTGTTGGTGGTATAATACTGTTACCTTGATTATTTTGTGGTTGCTGTTGATCTACATTATTTTGTTCCAATTCTGATACAGGAGTTTGATTTGGCTGTTGATTTCCGTTTACTGTATTTTGCGTAAGACTACCCACTTGTTGACCTATTGTTCTGCCTAATAACTGTGGTATAAATGATCCAGAAGCATTGGAAGCTTTGTTGCCACCAGCAGTTAATAATTTCGTCAGTGATGATATAACCTTAGGATTATTGGCAGCAGCAGTTAACCCAGCTCCGATTAAAGCCCCTTTGATGGCTCCGTTCTTACCCCCGCTACCATATCCAAGTCCTGCACCAGCACCACTAGATAATATCGACATCAACCCAACTGGCAAATTTCCTGTTCCGAGATTTTTCTGTAATTTAGCGATATCTTTAAAAGCTTCAAATTTATTTATTTGACCTCCAATGGTCTTAGTTACACCACCAGTAGTTTCGTCTATCACCTTTTTATACATATCTCTAACTATCTTTTTACTACCAGCAGCTATCGGATCGGCACCAAATGAACTTTTAGGAATTACTTTGTCTAATTGTCTTCTGTTGTTAACTAACCAATCTAAACCAACTTCTGATTTTCCGGTTAGTTTGTCGGCTACCGCCGTCTTTTCTTTTGTTAAGTAGTTTATGATTGAGTCAAACTCAGTTCCACCGTACTTAGATAGCTCATCTATTTGATCATCAAACTTATCTAATAAATCAAGAACGCCTATCTTTTTACCCGATTTCACCGCAACATCATCATATTGGTTATAGAGTACTTTTAACTTGTCGTTTACTTGCTCTGTCCCCTTTTGAAATAACTTATTTTCTTTTACAAATTGAGTTAGGTTTTCACCTGTTTTGCCTTCAAACTTCGTTATCTGTGATTTACTGGGTCTCAACCCTTTTAGGGCTAGTTTATCTCCGCTTTGACTTAATAGTTTGCCACCGAGGTTAAATAGTCCATACATGACTCCTGCTCCGACCGCTCCTCCTATTGCCCCACCAGCTACCTTTTCATCATTGGAAATAGATTTCAGACCACCAGACACTGCACCAAGTCCAACTGCGGTCTTAAATGTTTTACCAGCAGGAACAAGATAGCTACCGAGTTCTAAACCTGTTTTAGCACCTCTCTCGTTATATGACTTGTTTATGTCTTGGGAAAACTCTGGTGCAACCGCTTTCGGCTGTGCCGATATCCCTCTACCTTGTTGTGCCAACTGTTGCGCTTGTTGTGTATTACCAGACTGGTTAGCTTTTCTTAAAGCCAGCGCATTAGACACCAATTGATTAGTGTTCTGATTCATAGAGTCAACGTAGTTACCAACTTGTCCTGAAGCATTTAGATCCTGTCCAATTGCTTGAGTTCTTGGAGCTAGAATTGAAAGTATTTTATTCATTATTCCACCTCCTTGTTGTGGAATTTGGGAAGTTGTTTGGGTTTGAGAAGAAGTTTGTTGAACTGGTGTAGCTTCTACTTTTTGGTATCTAGAACTTAAATCACTATCTTCAATAGTTCCAACTTCTCCAGTATATATGTCTTTTACTTTTATTTTCATTATTTATTCCAACTTGATGCAACAGGAAGATATTTTCCTCCAGCACTAGATTGGAGACCATTAGTATTAGTAATATTAGTTACTCCTGGTGCAGTATAATAACTATCCGATGAAACAACACTACTACGAGTACTATTTCTATTATTTATAGTATCCTGTGTATTTTGAATACTTATTTTAGATTCCGGTAGTGAAATAGTCTCATAAATCTTCTGTTGTAGAGCATTAGCTATATCAGCTTGCCTCTTAGCTTCTGCGGCATTGTTGGCGTTTTGAGCATTTGTTTGCGCCTGTTGGTAAAGTTGCATGGCTGTACTTATTGAATCCGAACTTGCACCGTATTGAAGTTGTGCGATAGCATTTGATACGTTTCTAAGTTGAGTAGTCTCTAAATCCCCTAAATCTTGGATTCCAGCTTGTAGGTTAGAAGTAGCGTCCTTAGACAAACTTGTATAATCTTGAGTAATGGGATTGACCGCATTAGTCAACTCTTGTCCATATAGTGTAGAAGTTGGATCAATTCCCCTCTTACCCAACTCCCCTGCCGTAACTACCGTTTGTTTATTTTCGGCTTTGGCTTGATTGCCGGTAATTGAGGCGATTAAATTGTCATATTTTTCAGTTAATATCTTTGTTTTACTCGAAATACTTGACGTTATCTCTGGTTTAGACGCTTCTAATGATTCAATAGCGGGTTTAGCCGCCTCTTTATACATGTTCTGGGCTCGACTAACGGTGTCTTGAAATGATTGGGCTGAGTTCTGGGTTGACTGTCCAGTAAACTTTCCCGATCCTCCAGTAGCCTTATAGTCAGCATCAGCCTCGGCGTCTCCCCAACCTTGATAACCACCATAGCCTTTAGATACTAGATCAGATGATGACATTTGTGCCTCCTGTGTTAATTTTATTCTTGGTAAATCTCATGTATTTATATTAAATTTTTAAATTTATAATTTCAATGTAACCTCATGTTGAGCTACTAATAGTCTCCCATGCAGATCCATTCCAGACCTTAAGCTTGTTATCATTATTGTAATAGACCACTTGACCTGTATCAGGGCTAGCTGGAAGTCCTTGTGGTACAAAAGTTATTCCACCCTTAGATGACATTTGAATAAGGTCTGTTAGGTTTGAGTTTTGGATCCGAACAGCATTCGCTCCACCAGAATCAGCCAAAGCTAAACCAAGACCAAAATATTCCCTAATCTTGTTTGAACTGTTACTATTCATTAAGATTTCTCCAATTGTAAAGTAACTACTTACCGTTCCAGTGGTGGCTTTCAAATTAGTTATGGTGCCATTAGTGGCATTTAGACTTGTAAAACTTCCCGCCGTTCCACTAACTGTGCCTGTACTTGAAGTACCATTTACTAGAAAATTACCTGTTATCTCCACGTTTGATGTAATAGCAATTGCCCCAGATGAGGCGTTGTAGGTAAATATAGTGCTACCTTCTGCGTTTTGGAAGTCCACAATTCCCCCTGCGGTTACTGTCATTGTTCCTTTATTTATCTGAACTGGTGGTGTATATGGACTTTGTTCTCTGTGGGTATCTTGATAGATAGAACTCTGCCAGTCATTTGCTGAACCAGCCACTCCCTTATCAGATCTTAATTTGTCATTTAATCCTATAGTTTTATAATTCATTAGTCTTTTAAAATATCTAAATCAACAACAAATCCATATATCGTAAACGGTGCTTCGTCTGATCTCTCATACACTCTCCACCATAACAATCTGCCCACATAAGACGAGGGAATGTCAAATTTTGCCACTCCGTCCTTAAACTCTCCAATATCAATCCAATTTCTCCTTGAAGCGGTAAACGTGTCTGAAGCACAAATCTGAACCTTGGCTCCACAACCAGGTGAAGCAATGGCATAGAATGAATGATATATTTTATTAGTTTCTGGACTCTCAAATGAGAGAACGCCCTCCATAACTGTTTCGATAGGTGTACCACTATCAGAGGTGGCTGTACCACTAACTTTATAGCACTGGCCAGTGTCATCACCGAAGATTAACTGTGTTACCCCGTTTTTATCAATATAAGTTGTCCACGCAGTCGGCTTATGGGCAAATGAGTAGTCGGTAAATTGGTTTAATTGATAGTCATATTTGATGATATCGTTTGTTATAGTCTCCTGGCTAACTGTATCTGTTACATCCCCTACCGAGAATAAGCCGTCATAATGGATTATGCCTGCGGGGGCAGTGTCGAATACTGATCCAACAATACCAGAACCAGCATTGTTATAAATCTGTGGTTGGATAGCATTACTGACTATCTCGGGCTTATCCCCTCCAAAGCCATATATCCCATCCCGATTGATGTAAAAAAAGTAGTTTTCAGTTTCTATTAAAGAATAGGGTGAATCTAAACCCTTATCAGTAGGCAGTTTACTTAAAGTATATCCATCCCATCGGTACATTAAACCAGATGTCTTACTGGTTACAACTCTATCGCTTGAGATAAAGACTTTATTAATCTTGCCTGCCCCAGGGATGGTTTGTGACGAGGAGTCTGATGTGCCTGACGTCGCCCAGTCCGTACCAGACCCCGAGGCAGACCAGAACAAAGTAGAAGCCGTGCCGCCGATAAATACACGATTTTGATAGGTAGCCAGATGTTCGCCTGGAGGTGCTAGAGCTACCGTTCCAAATGAAGTCCCAGACGTACTTGATATACAAGTTCCACCCGCTTGATCTGCTATTAAAGTTTCGGCTAATACAGTATGTCCTAGATGGTTTCCGGCAGTCAGTGTTCCTCCGCCGCAAGTAGTCCAAGTCGTCGCCGTCCCTACACCAGCATCCCAATAAGATAAAATCCCGCCTGAATTACGGTATACGTAAGTTGATGTTCCATCTGCTTTAGTCCAAGAAAATAAGTCTATTACTGCTGATCCATTAGCGGTTCCTAAGAAAGTGTCATAACCAGGTCTTTTAGTTTTAGCACCAACATAGGAATTATCCATGTTTACACACCTAGTCATTTCCCCAGGGTTGCTTAAAAATGGAGATACCCTCAGTTGTTTTCCACCAAGGTTAAAAACTTTATATTTCATGTTAATAATCCTCTACTTCTTGAAAGGCATTGACGATGTTTATATATTCCGGCCCCGATTTATTTCGAGGTGATATTTCTTGTTTAAACCTTTCTAAATCATTTAATGCCGATATTTCCATCTGTGAAGCGTCTGAGTAGTTTTCTTGACGGCGTAGAGCCTGTCCCTGAGCCCATCTGACGAACGAATTAGTGTAACCTCTCAATGGGATAGGTAATTCGTCAGTATCATCTTGTAGGCGGTCTAGTAACTTGTAGTAGGTTATTGAAGCTGTTCCACTTTGAGTATGTGGTTGTCTTCCAATCGTCTTTTCATCTTTCATGTAATAGAAAGGGCTTGAGGATAGATATAAGTCTGTAGGTTCTACGTCTGCCCATTCCATTTTAGTAGCAATCCCCGTATCTGATCCCTCGGAATATTCTACTTTTCTAACATACTTAAAGTCAGCATCGGTGATAGTCCCCTCTTGGGCTGTACCCGAGAAAGTAACTGTAGCTGTTCCTAGTGCATAGTCTTCATTAACGGAAACTACCGCATTATTCATATTCTCCAACCATTCATTCAGCCATGCGTCTAAATCTGAGTCGGGAATGTTGTTATTTGATAGTTTTCCTTTAACTCTGTTTCTCATGTGAGCCAATGTATATTGACTATATCCACCTGATGTCAACCAACCAGAGTCGGGACTTACCGCACCTGCGGCTGAATCACGATAACAAGTTTTGTAAGCATAAGAAGCTGAGCCAGATGTGTGGTCAAATTGGGTAAATTGCCAATCTGGGGTGATTGAAACCGTACCATCAGTGATAGCAACGGCAGTCCCTGCTGTACCAGCTGTAGATACTTTAAATACTATTTGATCGTATTTTATTGAATAGACGGGTGTATCGACAGGGTGAGTATAGGTAAGAGCTAACACTGGAACTATTGAACCAGACGGTGCGGCACTAATAGCCTTAATTTCCGTCTTTTCTCCTCCATTTTCTCCAACTTGGGCATACCAACCATCGGTAAATCCTGATATATTTTTAACCGTTAAGGCTGTTCCTGCGGCGGCAGGAGATAAAGCTAGAGGTGAACTCTGGGTATTGATTGTTTGATTGTTCTGTACTTTGATTATCATAATTATAAAAATGGTAAGAATGATCCCGTTACGTTTGTATATCTAATAATAACAATACCTTTAGCCCCATTTCCACCTTTCACCTCAGATGTACTCCAAGAACCTCCTCCACCACCACCACCAGTATTTACTACACCGCTGTCGGCAGAACCAGGAGACCCATTTCCTCCACCAGAAGATGCAGTTCCACTCCATCCACCGCCACCTCCTCCACCATATCCAGTTGATGTACCAGTTCTAATTGAAGAAAAATATCCCAAACCGCCATTACTTGCACTACCGTTTGCACCAGCACCAGCACCACCTCCACCCAAATTACTTATACCTGTTCCACCTGTGTAGTCAGCATTTGCCCCACCCGTTCTGTTTGTATAAGCAACTGCACTACCTCCAGTGGCAACTATTGTTCCAAATGTAGAACTACCACCATTACCTGGAGTTCCTGTATCGTAAGAACCAGTACCGGCAGAACCTATTCCGACGGTATAATCGCCCGTAGATACATAAAACGAACCTACATATACTGCCCTACCACCCGCACCACCAGAACCATAAGCTACGGTGTTTACACCACCATTTCCCCCAGCACCACCACCTACCAGGAACACTTTTATATTTCCACCGCCTGTTACCGAAAAAGTCCCACTGGAAGTAAAAGTGTGTATAGTATCAATTCCTTGAGTAGTAATTGTACCTCCAGTAGCAGATATGGACATATTATGAAAAATTATTTAAAACCGCTAAACATTCCCATTTACTATTGATCTCATTCCAAATAAAACCCATATAGAGTGTTTTTGAAGCAACTGTAGTAGTAGGAGCAGTTAATTCAGTCGAAAAGTTGTACACCGTCCCAAAAGAAAGAGCAGCCGCAGTTCCGTTATCTCTCAATCTCATAACTAAAGTATCACCAGAAGCAGGAGTACCCGCCGGGGTAGCAAATACTGCCGTACCATTTTGAGCCGTAACGGTAAAAATATCTGAATTTGTAGAATCTATGGTATGTGTTCCAGCACTGGTCGATGTAGTCACCCTAGCCGTTTTCCTCTTATTGGAAAAGGTTTGGGTTCCAGTTAATGTCATTACATCTCCTGTGGGGGTGGTTATTACGGCTGAGGTAATCGTGCCACCAGTAATTGCTGACGTACCAATTACCGCTCCATTAATTGTTTTATTAGTTAAGGTTGCTGTTCCAGTGGCGGAAACTGCATTTGCTAAAAGAGCCGTACCACTCGCAGTACCCATGAGAACTTGCATCTTCTCAATCGCATCCATTGCCTCATTTTCCACATTAACAATACTATAACCAGCCTCATCCTCGTAATTGGTTGTACCTATACGATCAAATGAATCTAAAGTTGCTGGAAATACTGATGTACCTGTTCTAGCCATGACCAAGAATACTAATTGGGAATTACGTTTTCAACCGAACTCACTTTTGGAGATGATTGAATGAAGACTTGAGCGTCTGGTGCTTTACTTGATTTTTTTGGGCCTAAATATAATTCGTGAGTGTTGTATAAGATGTGTCTACCCCAAAGTCTAGTATTACCAAAGTAGTCACCTTTTTCTACAAAGACTAATTCGGGAGTAATATCTGAAACCTGCATTATCTTAAGAAACGAATATCGTAGACGATATCGGCGGCGGCAGATTGTGTTCCACTGGCAGTAGCAATCATTTTATCACCAGAAACTAAAGCTACTTGAGTTCCTAGGATTGTAGTGACACTTTCAGCTACTGTTCCTGAGTCCATAAAGACAGCCCCTGCTGAATTTACTATTTGTAGTTTGGGAGTATCTGTTCCCGTCATTGATGGAGTAGTAAAGAAAATCTGGTTAGTTAATCCGTTTATATCCTCAAGTGTAACCGTTCCTGTGGTTACAGTGGTTGAAGTAGGTATAGTAACTGTACCCTTTCTCGATTCTACGTTATATGTTTTGTCACTCATGGTTTTAAATAATTTTGTAACAACGGGGGTCTTGCTGTTCGGATGTCTTTTTTAACCTCATCTAAGAATGGAATCCACTCTTCTTTGATCCGTTTATCAAGGTCGTATTCAGTTAGTATGTGATTTCTACAGTCCTTTTGCAACTTATCCCTTCCATTTGTGAAAGCTAACTCCATCTTTTCCCTTAAAGAATTTCTATCGGGTGAGGTCATATAAGCCCCAATTGGCGACCATCTTTGATCCCCTGCTTTGCAGATATAGCCTGTTTTATTGTCTTTTACTAACTCTGGCATTGAGTTCCAGTTGTTTACTATAACTGGTACGCCGCAAGATTGAGCTTCTATGATAGGTAGGCCAAAACCCTCACTATTAGATGGTTGAAGTAGACAATCGAATGTATTCATTATCCTAGACACCATTGATGTTGGTGACTTTAATAAGTATTGATAAGGGGGTGGATAGTATATATGTTTTAATATACCCAAATATTCAGCATAATCTTGAATTGGAAAACCACCATCTTGTTGAAGTAAACATTGAATATAAAGGCCTGAGTCGGGATGTGTCTTAACAAAGTCTGCAAAAGCGTCCATAACGTGTTGGAAAGACTTACGAGGTGGGTTATCTTTATTAACCGCTACCATTCCAAACATAAACAGGTTCTCGGGAATACCAATAGCCTTTCTCATTTCTATCTTATCCATTGGTTTAAAGAGGTTGGTGTCTACTGCTTCTAAAATCAACTTAGACATAATCCCTTTTTCAGCTAAAGCCTTTTGTCCGAACTTTGATATGGCGACCACTCTTTTGGCTATTTTAAGCCTGTCTGTTATGTGTTTAGGGCAGGGGTAATAATCTATTGGACAGTAAGCAATCCAGTTGTTGATCTTAGCTAGAAAGTTAGTTTCCATTGGCCAGACATCTTGGAAAGTTATCACAATGTCTGCATTAAAATCCTTTTGGTGGAAATAACAAGCGTCTGCACCGTAAGTCTGTTGCATTTTGGGATAGAGTTTTAAACCCTCCCATTCGATGATTGCACCCTCTAATCCATAGAAACAGGATACGGCAATATCATATCTATCTTTAATTCTTAAAAGTAGGTCTCTAGTTTGAGTAGAGTAACCAGAGTGTGAAAACGGGGCATTGGATGACCAGAGTATTCTTAACTTGTCCTCTACTGGGCTTACAGGGGGCTTATTTTTTGTCACTTGAAATATCTTTTAAATATTTAACCACTTCAGGTTGAAAGAATGTCTCAAAGTTCATTTTAGGTATATTGCCGCCAGCCCAGTGAATTATCTTAATTATCTTGTCCTCACCGTCTGGGGTTTCTGCTGGCAGTACCAACTGGTTACCATTCATTTCAAACTTATCCCACTTGCCCTTATGGATTAAACCATGTAGATTTGGTTTCATGTCATAGTCAAATATCTTACTTTTTATATCACCATAGTGGAAAATCATGTTGTAGGTATCTTGTTCTGCAAATTGATAGTTGTTGAAATAGATTCTATGGTTTAACTCGTCCCACCAGTTCCAAAACCTTTCACTCCGGGAGACTATAAAACCAGCATTAAGATAGACTTGATGTGGTATGTCATGGATTGATAGTAAAGGATCTATACTGTTATTGTTTAGAACCCCACCGAGCGTATAAGATTTGTCTTTTAGAATATGATTTAAGTTTCCTGTTACGATTGAATCACTGTCTATTTGAATAACTGTTTCATATCTCTTAGCCATTCTTTTTCCGAACATTGCGTACATTCTATAAGTCTTACGTTCGTCTTTAATCGCCTCAACATCTTCGTCGGTGTAAATTATCAATGGGATTTCGGGGTGGAAGTGGCGAAGACTGTTTGCCATCATCCCTGCATATACTAAGTTTCTTGGATCTCCGTAAGCAATTGTGAAAGCACCGATTGGCAGTTTCTTCATTTTTTGAGTGTACCACAAAAATCCCCGCCTTTCGACGGGGAAATTAGCTTAAACAACTTAATTAGCTGATTAAAGCACTCGTACCAGCGTATGACACACCATCATCATCTTCGCTGTAGTTTGGATTGACCCAAACAACAAAATCGTCCTGTGCGGCTGTAATAGCTCCACCAGAAGCGAATGCATGATAAGTAGTATCTACAACGGCAGTACAAGGAGTGACAACACCGTTGTCAACCCAAGTGATTCGTTTCACATCGGTAGCAGCACTAATCTTGGTATATAACCCAAACTTAGCAGAACCTGCACCAATAGGAAATCCGACACGAAGATCAACGGCACCTGTTCCATAAGATCCAATAACTGCACTTACGGCAGTAATTTGATCGAAGATTTTGCTTCCACCAACACCTGTAGTACCCAAAGATACACAAGCGAATGTTTCACTGACAGCTTCACCAAATTGATCCTTACCTGTGACGGTAGCAGTACCTTTAAAGACCGTACCACCAGTTTCCGTGAAAGAAACTAACAGGTTGCGAGGATAATCTGGATAGCCATTAGTAATGGTTCCGGTAGCAGAAGTTTTTGATCCACAAGCACAAGCATTCATGACAGCACTGTCAGAGCCTGAAACTTTCAGATACAAATGTTGCTGAACGTTATCTATTTCTGATGGTTTAATTTTTCCACCCAACGCTAGATAAGGCGTAGTTTTACCTAATCCTATATTTATTCCCATGATTAATTCTCACCTCCTGATTTTTTAACTAAATAACGGCGGAGAATTATTCGTTGTCGAGGTTTTATCCCCAACTTCTTACAAATGTCAGTATAAGAATACTGTTTAACCCAATTTCTTCTTGCGTTGCAGTTTCTTCGTGGCATTTGATATCTCCTTACCTACTATAACACCCTCAGTATTTTTAACCACTCCACCTATTGTATAGAACGGCTGTTTGGTTACAAATCTTTTTTCCCTTAACTTATCAATTATTTCAGCCCCTCTCAAATGAGCTAACATTTGGGGGGTAAAATAGCCGTCTAGTTTGTTCTTTCCAGTCTGGTCAATGTGCTTTAAAAAGGAAGCAATGGCTTCTGAACGTTCCCCTATCCCCTCTCTAAAATCTTTCATTCTTCTCTTACGTGTTTCATCATATTTTCTGATTGTATTCTCGATGATCATTTTATTCCGCTTAGGGGAAAAATCTGCATCGGGAGTTTCGACTACATACTTGTAATCTGATTTATCTATCATAGCGAGGGGGGTAAGAGTTGAACTTACCCCTGTGCCTCTCCCCTCATGTTGCTGTTTTTTCACCACTAAGTAAACAGCAACCAAAACTTAGTTATGCAGTTTTCTGCATAAGACGAGCATTAGCCGCAGGACATAGACACAAAAGATTTGTGTACCATGCCATTGTTGACTGATAAGTTAGGTAATCTGTAGTTCTAACGAGAGAACCAGAAGCGGGGTTAGAAAGCCAATCCATAGGAGCAGCCTCACAAATTGTGAGAGTGTCCAAATTGACAATCAAAACTTCACCATCCGGTACATCGTAATCTAAGAATACACCAACTTTACCAGCACCAGCAGCAAACTCAAGCCCAGTCCATCCACCGAGTAAGTCAGATTCATTAACGCTTCTCCTTTGTGCGGTAAGTAAATCACCGTACTTTTTGTAAAGAGTTTTGTTCATGAAAATAGCATACTTGTCACTCATAGCACCGTATTCTCTAGCGGAAAGATAAGAATCTTCCATTTGAGATAGGGTTAGAGCAACATTAGTTGTTCCTGTAACAGGAGACCAACCAACAGTCGTTCTTGCCAAATTAGCGTAATTTGCGGTAGCGTCGGACAAAGCCATACCTAAACCGTAAATATCGGCTGTACCAAATCCACCAAGAGAACCATCGACAAAGCCGATAGCGTCATTGGCAGCGTGTGCGAGTGCAGCGGTCATAGTAACCGTTCCAAGAGCTGTACCGACTCCGTTAGAAACGGAACCTACAGTACCCTTAGCAGCACCAGCAGTACCAACAGCTAAAATCTGCCCTGGGGCAAGATATTTAGTTGGGGTAATGTCACCATTGATAGCACCATATCTATTGAGCGCAGCTCCGTCGTCACATGAAGTGTCGGGGAGTTTAACAACAATAGCGGATGCATTTGCAGAAGAAGAAACTTGAGCGATAATACCCGAACCGTCACCAAAATACTGACGATTAACACTGCGTGAGTAATCACTCACCAATGATTCTGCTTGCCAAGTAAGCTGACTTTCGACAGCTCCTTTAGCGGTTTTGGTAGCTTTAATGGTTAAGTCCGAAATATCAAATGTACCAGTCAAAATTTTAACTGGGACGGACGCTTGTCCAATAGAAGCCTTTCCTGTGATAAGTTTAGCGGTGTCTGATGCTAAGTTAGCAACGCCTCCATGACGACCGGAACGCACTGAAGCGTAGAAATTGTCATTCATGAAAGAAACACCAGCATTACGTTTAACTTGATCTAACAGGATGGTCTGCTTTGGAAAATTGTCTCTGATATAAGGCATGATCACTTTTTGAAGTGCATTAGAAACATCTGATAAAGCAATAGCCATAATAATATTCACCTCCCTTAAAAAATAATAATTAATAACCTAAAGTAACCCTACTCCCTTGGAGTATTGAGAGCTTCTGTCAAGGCATCTTGTAAGTTGCTCTTTGTTAATTTAACAGGTGAGGGCTCATGATTTCCACTCGACCCCGTTTCTGTGTACAAGCCTGACTTCTTGGCTTTTCCAAGCTGATCCTCTTTCCACTTGTCTATCTGTTCCTCATACTTATCTTTCCATGCTTTTAGAGGAGATTTGATGCCCGTCTCTTGCATGTGTTTAAGTATTTCTTCAGTTTCAAACTTGGGTCTACCATCTTCACCACCATACTCTTTTTCCATTCCTTTACACTCTTCTAGTAACTCATTGGCCTGTTGGACAGAGTTAATTCTTTGGGTAACGTATTGATCAATATCGTCAACTGTAATCAGGCCAAATTTCTTGGCTTGTAGTTTAGTTTGACGTACTAACTCTTCTTCGCTTAATTCGTTTTGGGGTGTCTCGGATAATTTCTTTTCCTGGGCTTCATTCCACACCTTTTCTTTCTCTTCGTAGTCTTTTAATCGTTGAGTTGCCTTGGTGTATTCTGGCATTAATTTGTCTAGCTTCGTATTCTGCTTGGTTTCTACCTCATTTGCCCATCTACCTTTGGCGATAATTCCGCTAAGTTCTTCTGGGTCAAATTCCTCTTCACCAATTTTAATTTTTTCCACTTCAGCTTCCTCGGTGGATTCGGGGGTTTTATCTTCAAAAAAGTCTGTCATTTCTCTCCTTTATTCGGTCTCTTGCGAGCCGCAATATATAATCACTTATGTATAACACAAGAGTAAAACGATTTCGACTTAACCTGTTCCTAGTAAACTCATCCTTGGTAAATATCCTGACGGCCAACCATTATATAAATTAGATATCTCAGTGGTAGTTAAGACACTACTAAAAACAGCAAAATCATCTATCCAGCCGCTAGGAGATAAAGTCAATCCAGTTGGGGTATAGTTTAATAAATAGAACGGTTCTGTTGACGAAGTTGGATTTGTAATACTTCCTGTTCCGTCTAAACTTCCGTTTACATAAATATTTATTGTAGTCCCCGACTTAGTTATCGTTATAAAATAAGTAGTATCGACGGACAGAGCATGTTCTATTGGTATATCTTGATGAGCACCGCTTTGATTTGACCTAAAATAAGCTAATCCAGCTGATGGTACCCTAAAGAAATATCCGTATGTATTATAAAGGCCGTTACTGAAACACATTGGCTGGTTAGCGAATGAAGTAAACCTCATCCAAAAACTCCAAGTAGCATTACCAGTAGTTATATTAAGTGCTGACTGCACCCCCATCGTGATATATCCATTTGAGCCATTACCAACCGCTGCCGTACCAAACTTTCCAGCGGCGTATGTAATATTGCTCGCAGTCCCATCATAACTGTTTTTACTGTCTTCCGCATTGTTTTCAAGTCTCCAGTATGCCACCAAATCGGCATCGTCAAAGAGGGGAGTTGAATAAAGTTCTGTGGCTGCCATTTATCCCTTCCAATAATTAACTGCTATTGACGCAGTTCCCGCTCCACCCAAACTCCATATTATTTCTGAATTAGTCCCTGATTGAACAGGTAAGGTAAAGTCTCTCATAATACCAGCACTAGGCACAAAATTTCCTCTGGCTAGAACCGAACCACCGACCAAGGCAGTTCCAAAACCAACACAACAGTCTACCGTTCCTGAATGAACCACAACCTGTAATCCCGAAACAAAGTGTGAAGTACCTGCACCTGAAGCGGCTGATAAAGTTCCTATTGCCGCTGCCGTACCCGAAGCTAAAGCCATGGCGGTTAGAACTTGGCTAGTAGGAGCGTTTTTAACTGATACTGTACCATTAGTTAATATTCCTATTGTCCCCCCAGCAAGGTTCCCAACTGATGTAACTGCGGCCAAAGTACCCGAAGCCACATTGGCAACTGACGTTATAGTCCCTGCGTTTAGATTACCTATAGCCCCTATTCCAACAACCGTACCAACACTTGTGACAGTTCCAGCCTTTACTACGGCAATTGTTCCATTTACAAGATTTGACACTGAAGTTACAGCCGCTATTGTTCCAGTAGCAAGGTTAGCCACTACTCCCACGCCTGGCACAGTGCCTACTGAAGCAATGGTTCCGTTTGTTACTACCACTGATCCTGCTGATATTGTTCTTACTGTTGTAGATGGCGTTATCGTACCTGCAGTTATTATGCCTATTGTTCCGCCAGCGATATTTCCCACCGAAGCAACAGAAGTAATAGTCCCTGCATTTAAGTTTCCAATAGCACCAACACCAACTACTGTACCCACATTAGCTATTGTACCTGTGGCGATAGCCGATATAAGGTCGACAGTCCCGCCACTCAAATCTCCCATTGTGGTAGTTACCGTCCCTCCGACTATGTTCACATCTGGCGTTCCAGAAAATTGCATTGTTCCACCTGTAATATTAGAGCTTACCGTTCCGCCGACACCAATTACTGTTCCAACAGAAGTTATAGTACCGGCCGAAAGCATGTCTATAGTACCGATAGCAAAGCTGCCTGTAACAGGAACTGTACCCTTTATGGCTACTGTACCGTCTGCTATATTACCAACTGAGGTAATTGCCGCTAAAGTACCAGATGCTAGATTTCCGATTGATGTAATTGTACCTGCGTTAAGATTTCCTACCACTCCCATTCCTACCACGGTGCCAACTGAAGTAACCGTTCCTTTAGCAAGATTTGCCACATTGGTTACTGAGGTAACTGCGGCTATTGTGCCAGTAGCCAAATTACTCACTAATCCAACTGTTCCACCTGGAATATTAGGTATAGTTAAAACGTCTATTTGTTGATGACCTGATGTATCGACTAAGTTGGCATAAACTGTCCCACCTGTGGTTGTCCCACCAATTAGAACTGGCCCACCGCTTGCTACGTCAGATGATGCCGCCATTCCTTGAACTTTTGCAGTTCCAGTTGTAACCACTACACTACCAGAGTTTATATTTCCAATAATTCCCACTCCAGGAACTGTACCAACAGAGGCAATTGTACCGTTAGTTACTACCACACTACCTGCACTAATAGACCTAACAGTTGTTGACGGTGTAATTGTACCAGCTGTAATTATGCCAATAGTACCACCAACTAAGTTACCCACCGATGTTACTTGAGCTATTGTGCCTGTAACCAAGTTATTTACTGCCGTTATCGTCCCGGCTTTAAGCAAATCTACTGTTCCATTATTTAAAACCATCGTAGCATCCACTGTTCCAGCCGTGACTACCACAGAACCATTATTTATCACTCCAACTGTTCCAACGGAATTAAGAGTATCGACGGTAAAGGCCCCACTTACAGGTACTGTTCCCTTAATAGCAACCGTTCCATCAGCTATGTTTGTAACTGAATCTATCGTACCTATGGCAAACGAACCAGTAACGGGTACTGTTCCCTTAATTGCGACAGTTCCATCTTCTATATTAGATATTGTCCCCGCCGACAACATGTCTATCGTACCTATGGCAAAAGAGCCTGTTACTGGTACTGTACCTTTAATGGCCACCGTACCATCAGCCAAATTACCAACTGTGCTTATTGTTCCTGCAGAAATCATATCAATAGTCCCAATAGCAAATGATCCTGAAACAGGTACGGTTCCGTCAATGCTAACTGTCCCCCCTACCAGGTTTGTAATCTCAGCAATAGTCCCTACCGATAGAGTTGAAGCACTTTCAACTCTCAATTTACCGTCCTCGGTGACAGTAATAGGTCTAACCTCAGATGTCCCGTAAGTCGCTCCAAGAGTTCCTGATACACCAGATATGGTATATATTTGGTTTTCATCTTGTTTTGTGTTTATATGTGCCATTATATTTGTGTAACTACTAAACCACTAGCTTCTCCACCAGCGTAAGAAATATCTAAAACATCGCTGTCTTTGTAGACATAAAAACACATATCCATCGAATCATCAGCCACCCAAGCAAACGCAGAATCATCGTCATAATAAAAGTAATTTCCACTATGAGAAGGTGACGTTCCATCTATACCTATATCTATATAGTCAATACCGCTGTAAGAAACATTGAAGGCTAAACAATAATTAACACCATCAGTAAGGGATATTTTATTATCACCAGTAAATGTAAAAGTCACCAATTCATACGACGTACTTATGGTAGAGACATCATAGTTGTCTGAAGTGGCAAGTACACCATTTGTAGGCCCAGTCCCAGTTGGAACACTGCTAGTGCCATACGTCCCAGAATGGGCGTATACCCTTATGTTTGCATTTCCAGTTGGAGAACCTGTTTTTTTTAAGTAGAGAACCACAGACGATAAAGTTCCACCATTGGCGGTAAAACTTTGCCCAAAGTTATTGTACACACTAGAAATATGGACATCTGAACTTTTGTTACTTTCGCTATAGTAATCTACTATTGTTGCCATTATTTTTTAATTAACTTACTAACATTTAATCTTCTAGTACCGAAGTCTCTTTCTGGAGCCTTGGGATTGTGTTTCTTCATATCTTTTAAAATACCCTGTGGAGTTTTGGGTCTACCTTGCGGAGTCTTAGGTTCTCCAATCATTGGTTTTCTTTCTATAAGCAATATTCTTCTCCCGTTTGAACCGTCAACAGTTTTAATTACATTTGCCTCTAGTCCTTTTTGTAAGAAAAATTTTGCCAAATCAGCTTCAAACTGATACAGGTTAGACCATGTTTCTGATGGATCAAAAAGAAATTGGTATTCTAAAAGTGCAATTTTTTTATTCATATAGATATCTCCCTTTGTCAAATTTAATATGGCATGAACGGCATAATCTTAGCCAATCCGATTTATTTCTTTTATATTTACCTGATATATTAGCCCAATCATAAACCTTTGACTTTTCTGATCCGCAAAATTCACATAAATCTTCTCCATCAAAATTTCTTCTAACCCAATTATGAATTGCGGCATAACCAGCGTCATCTCCTTTCCATTGAGGGTGATTCTCGCCAGAAAATTCAGGTCGTTTTTTACCAAACCAAGTCAAAGCACACTTATCCTTAACTTGTTGACTCTGTTTTGTTAGATGTCCCATATTTGGATATTTAGACCTGTTTACAGTCTTACCTTTTAACCACGGAACAGAACAGACGTGTTGTTTATCTTTACTAATAAAACAACCACAAGTTTTACAATGTAATGCTATTTTCATTTCTTTTTCTTCCTCTTTAAAATGCTTAAAGCGATGGCGATAGCTTGATCCTTGGGGTGTTTTCCACCTTTCATCAATTCAGCTATGTTATAGCCAGTGTTGCTTTTACCCTGTTTTAGAGGCATTTTTATTTTGAACTTGTAAATCTTCTTGTGCTTGTATTTCGTTTGGGTCTAATTGTATTCCAGCTTTAGCGGCTAATTGAGCTTTACCTGAAGCTGGTAGATCCTTAAATGATATAGATTGAGATGGTTCTTTCTTTTCTTCTACTGGTTCTTGTTTATTAGCCAAACCGCTATCTTTAATAGTTTCTGCCATAGCGACCTTCGCTTCACCAATCCTATCCTCTTGGGTAGTAGGCTCGTAACCGATATCCTTTAAGACCTCGGCCACAGCTACTTTAATCTGTTGTAGTGTAGTTTCATCCATTTGCCCTGGTTGATCAATAGCGTCCATCATTTCTTCTGTTGGCCCGAATTGGTAAACCTCTAACATTTTCTTAATCGACTCCTTAACCACAGCCGGATCAATCATTTCGGCCTTAGCCATATTTAACATAAACTCAGCTATTTCCATCATTCTTCCCTTCTTACCCTCATCGGTATAGGCTAATCCTGACTGAACCTCTATCTTAACTTCATAATCCTTATTAATTGGTACAACACTGTTTCGCATTGGTTCTTTGATTTTCTTTCTAGCGGTAACACCCACTTGCCCAACTACATCAAAATAGTCTGGTTCTCCCCTTTCCATTCTAGTAACTGATCTTGGAGTAACAAAATGGTCAGCCGCTATATCAAGCATCTTTTCACTTACTGTCTTAACGGTATTCTTTATTTGTAATAATGGAGCATATAGGTTAGCGTACTCACTTTGTTTTAGTGATTCGATGGCGTGCCAAGCTTTAACCCCTGATGGGATCTTGCCTAGTGCTGATGTACTAACACCCTGCTCTTCAATGAATGAGTTTAATAATCCAATAAATTCAAAGATTGCGGGTGGAAGTGAAGCAAGAGGCATCTGTTGAGCTGGGGTAATCGTATATTCGGCTATCAGTCCACCGCCCACATTGCTAATTTTAAAATCCTCACCTTTACGCTTCTGCCATACACCAACATTCATCGTATGGAGGAATGACTCAACTCTAGCCACAATAGAGTCTAAACCCTTATTGGCGCTAATGAACCTGTCCATCGGAGGAACTTGATATATCTGTCCTGGCTCCCACCTAAAGTCTACGAATGGGTAGTCTGGTAGAGCCACATATCTATCTCTTAGTTGAATCCCACCAGCGGAGAATACTTGTCGAATGACATTATCTCCCTTTTGCCTGTCCTCTAAGACATCCTTACTATCATCTTGTTCCTTAATTCGAGACATGTTGTTTTCGTTTAATGTCTCTTTAAAGTAGAACTCATTTAGGATGATGGAAGCGGTTGCGTCACTAGGTTTCTTTTGTGTTCCCATTCGTGAAGCTAGATAAGCCTCTTTAACCTCGTCTGAAGCGTACTTGTTGTCGGGTGATAGTAATTCAACTTGGTCTTGATCAAAATTCTCATTAGCCTTTATCTCTCTAATAGTCTTAGGGATAGCTTTACCAATAAATGGTGAATCGTAGATTGAATCGTGGTTAGCCTCTAGGTAGATGTCAAATGCGTCATAAACCTTAGTCTTGATCTCTTCTTCAACTGCGTCTGGCCATACTTGTAGATAAGAAATACCATGTTTTAGGGTTAGTATAGCCATTTGGACTAGCTTAGCTTTCATATCTTGGTGTTCCCATTCTTGTTCTATCCAATGACCGACTCGTTTAGAGTTCTGTTTTTTTAGTTTCCACTCAGCTTGATATGCCTTATCACCCTCCGGCCCTTCGGCAAACTGGTAGCGTTGAACTTTATCTGGTTTAACTACTGGCACAAAGTCTTGACTCAGTACCAAGTTAGCCATACCCCTAATTTGTCTTGAAGCCTTGGGAATAACTCGCTTTAGGTTTAAGAGACTCTCTTTATCAGAGGTGTCAATAATCCTATCAGTAACTCTTGATATGTACCTGAAGTGGTGGCCATCATCAAAAAAGTTGTTGTTATACCATTTGCGAGAAAACCTTAATCTTTGAGCTGCAGACATTTGCCTAATAGAGTCTATCTCTTGGGCAATGTTTCTGGTATCTACTTTTGAAGTGTCGTATTTGATTTTATCGGCCATGCTTTTTTAATTTTATTTTTAAACTTATCTGTCGGAGTCTCTCGGTCAAGCTGTTTCCTAATCGAACTAAGAAAAGCCTCATCTGTAATATCTTCGATTGGCATATCCTTAGAAACTTCTTCCTCAGGACTAGCTTTTGGTTTGACCTGCATCTCCTTGTACTCATAGATATTTTTAGCAATTATGGCTTCTGATAACAACTTAACCTCCTTTGCGTGCATCCACTCTCGGACACTGATAAAGGTTAAAAATAGACCTGTTAGTATTAATTCTGTCATTTTTCTTGTAAATTGATAAGATCCTCTACTAATTTAGGAACTTCCCATTCCTCAACTAACTGACTGACTCTTTTACCAGTAATCGCAGCCCATGTTTTTAGTAGCTTTATTTTTTTGTCTGTCAGAGACAGCATTATTTTCTTTTTATTTGTCATATTTTTTGTTTAACCATTAACTCATTATAGATGTTATAAACATTGCCATCAGAGAATGTAATACTTTCCGCATTCAATCCGTACCACTCCATATACCACTTTTTTAGTTTATTTGAAGCCCTTACTGTTTTCACTCGAAATACTCCCTATTTTTATAATATTTAACAAATGGATTGGGTAGCATATAGACCTCTCGACCATAGAATCTTTGGTCTGGGTACTTAAACACATCTGAATCCTTGCGTAAGATGTACATTCGTACTGGGATAGTCCCAATCGCAAAGCCTACGGGCTCTGATGCAGTCCCAAAGCCAGAAATTAGGCCTTTTAGAGTGCTAAAGGCGTATTCTGATAGGGCAGTTGGCTTGATTCCTATCTCTAGGCACTCACCACTTAGTCCCTCCTCATAGAATACTGCGTGGGCTGTTTCACCCATTAGCATAAAATTAACTGAAGCCCTATCGAAAAAATCGTGTAAGGTATCTAGGGCTGTCTCTAAATCCTCACATTTCAAGCACGGTTTCACCTTCTTCTTGGAAACCACTGGTTTTCTTTTTGTAGTCATAAGATAGTAAATTTGTAACAGGGTTCGGTAAAGTAGTAGTCCTGCTTGGGCGAGACATAAGGAAGTAACGCAACGAGTCGTATGCGTGATCCTCTAAGTCTGAGTTTACATCTTCCATTGTCCTTTTCCTCTCATCGTAACTTAACGCCGGTATAGTTTCAATTGCTTTTCGGCACGACCTAAAAAACTGTAGATAAGGTTTACCGTCTGGAGCCTGAGATAATGCCTCTCTAACTCTAGCCAATCCCAATATTCTCTCGTTATCTGCCGCAATCATTTTCAGTCCTGTTCCCATCATGGTTTCAGCAATAGACTCTCCACCCTCGGGATGATTCCAACAAGCAGGGTCTGCGACTAGATACTGGTAATCTTCCCATCCCATCTTCTTATTAATAACTTGTATAGTTTGAGCTAGTTTCTTAGGGGTTAGACCTACTCCCATAACCTTTTCAAAATCAACTCCATTCATGTAAAGTTCTCTAACAGCAAACATTCTCTTGTCATAACCCTCAACAAACCACAGAACACAAAATGGTGCGTTTACTCCCCAGTCCATAGATATCCAACGATTCCATTCGGGTGGGATGGCAAATTCATTAATTACATGTCTATCCTGTCTCCAATCAGTAAACACCTGACCAGCGAATAAGTCCCATTCACCTTCTCGCCAAGCCTTACCTAAGTCTCCACTCAATCCTTCTAGGTAGTCTATGTATTCTTTGTTCAAGCAGGGATTGTCTTTATAGGTGGCACCGACGAAACGAGTCTCAACTTCTTCATGGTTTCTATTTGGCATGATATAGCGAGACTTAACATGCGAATGACCTATGCCACCAGGGTTAAACGAGGTATACATCCTTGGTCTCCAGTTTGGTTTACTAGTACGAAGCGAACCCCTTAATTTGGTGTACTTCTCTTCTGTTAGCTGGTTAAGTTCCTCAACGATTATAAAGTCGTATTCAATACCTACATATTTGTCAATATCATTCTCAACTCTAAATCCACCAAGTAGAATCTTGGAGTCGTTATCAAATCTCAATAACGAGCCGGTTTTCTTATACTCTATCCTCCCCCTCAATACTTTCTCAACTAAGTCATCAAATGATTCTTGTGCTGCTATACCTGTCTGACGTAAAAATAAACCCTTTAGCCCACGCACTCTCTGACAGTCGTCTAGTCCGGCTTGTGCTAGAACAGCGTGTGATTTACCGGGGCCTCTAGCTCCTCCCACTCCTATATCAACTGGGCCATCGCTCTTATCAGCTTGACGAGCTATTGAATGAAACTCCCACTGCCAGGGAAAGGGGATGTGACCATGTTCAACGAAGTTCTTGACTTGATCTACTGGTGAGCCAAATGCCTTAGCCGTCTCTAAACATTTAAGAAGATTTTTGTTTTCCATAAGCCTTAGTTAGAATTGAGTCTATGTCTATCTTTATTGCCTCTCCTCCTAAATCAATACCTTGTTTGGGCATCCCATCAATTCTATTACCTAGCTCTTTGATAGCAGTGACATCACCCTTACTAGCCAACTTCCACAATTTTTTAGCAACAATTAGTTTCATTGGCACACCAGTCTCATCGGCCTCATCTCCAGCTTCTTTATATAAAGCAGTCATTGTCCACTCTTTTTTAGGTGCACCTTTACGGTTTATTCTTGGATCTCCTGGTTTGAATGATTGTGGTTTTGCCATACAGTTATTTTACAGTTATTCCCCTGTTTCCACAGTAATTTTTAACTCTGTTTGTTGAGGTATCTTCAATATCTCTATTGCCTTACTTATCATAAATTCTCCTACATCAAATGTTATTTTTCCACCACCGTCAACCATTGGCCCAGAAAATTTTACACTATCCGCAGTAAATTCTATCTTCACACCATATTATACCATTGACGAAAAGTCCCCTCGCTTCGTATAACAGGGGATGGTATAATAAATACATGAATTGTTTACGTTGTAAAAAAGAATTGTCAGGTAAATCAACCAAGTATTGTTCTGATTATTGCTGTAAACTGTATCTTAAATCCCTATACCGTAAACGTAACCGAAAAAAACTAAATCACTATAACAGAATGAAAAGATCGTTGGGAGTTAGAACTTGGGGTGGGGAGTTAAAAAAAAGATTTCCTCATCTTAATACTGGAGAATGCTATATTTGCGAATCTAAAGATAATTTACAAGTCCATCACTTAAAACCAAGACAGAATGGAGGATTAAATTTATCACATAATTTATTATTGCTTTGTCCAAAATGTCATCATCAAGTAGAGGAGAAGTTGCGGAAATTATGGATCAAAAAACCATGCTACTCCCCTATCGTAGAGGTCTCTCTATAAAATAATTTGTGCCTAGAACATCGGGGGAGTGGTTACTAGCGGGGGAGTGATATAGTTAATGATATAGTTAATCTCCGCATATTGCGGTAAATTTACCTTAATTTCAATATCTGGTCTGCTATATACAACATATTTTCCTCTGAAAGATGTGGGCCAACTCCGACAAAGTAAGCCTCTCTAAATATTCTCTCACTCTCTTTCAAATCTCCTACTACTCTATGGTCTATGTTTGCATAAGCAGGGTGTTTCAAAATGTTACCACTAAATAAGACTCTGGTTTCAATTCCAGCATCCTCTAGTTTTGCCATATCCTTACTTCTGTTCTTGGAAAATAGTGGATAACAAAATGGTGACATATCATCATTATAGCACTCACCTAATTGGTCTGCTAAAATCTTGTAATTCCTTTTTCTTAATTCTATAAATCCGTCTAGCCTCTTTAACTGTTCTCTGCCGAAAGCCGCAGTCATTTCATTCATCTTAAAGTTTAATCCAATTCGAGTATAGTAATAGCGGTGATCAAAACCTGGCCTACTCCACCTATCCTTACAGACCGGTTGTGGTTTGTCCATTCGACACATACAGTCTCTACCCCAATCCCTAATACTCAACGCCTCACGATAAACAGAAAAACTGTTAGTCAATACCATTCCACCTTCACCTGTAGTCATGTGATGAGCAGGGTAAAAAGAGACCGTCGCAACGTCTCCGAAGGTTCCGACTGGTTTTCCATGTTGTTTTGACCCTGTAGCGTCGCAACAGTCTTCCATTACTTTAAGTCCATATTTCTTAGCAATCAACATAACCTTATCCATATCTGGGGAGAAACCTATGGTGTGTGAAAAAACGATTGCTTTTGTTTTCTCGGTTATAGCCCTCTCTATTTCGTCAGGGTCAATGGTCAGTCCTTTCACGTCAATAAACACTGGCTTCAATCCAAGATAGATCATCGGGGCTATCGTAGTGGGGAAAGCTCCCCCGGCTGGAGTAATTACCTCCGAATGTTTGGATAACCCCAATGATTGTAATGCAACGAAATTAGCACTAGAACCGCTATTGACGGTTAGAGCATACTTGACCCCCCACCAATCAGCAAACTCTTTTTCAAATGCTAATGTTTCTAACCCATTTGATAACCAACCTGAGTCTAATGCTCTCATAACAGCGTCTTTCTCTTCTTGGGCATATATACCTTTAGCGTAGCCTAGACGAACCGGTGTACTCATTTGCCATTCCCTCCCTCAAATAAGTAATCTCTTTAGCTCCTAGTTTCTTGGCAACCTCGGTTAATGTCATGTCAAACTCACATAGGTTATATCTACCCTCACCCCGCCTTAATGCCCATTTTACATTGTCTAATAAATACTCCATAGTTGTCCAAGAAAACTTAACATCTTGAATTATTGGCACTGGCTCTCCTCTTTTGATACATTGTTTTGCTAAACTAATAAACCGTATGTCGGTATATAATCCAAACGGAATCAAAGTAACGTCAGCTAAATCAACAGTCAACCTCTTAGAAAGCCCATATAGATCTTTTGGGTAAACAACATCATCATTCTCCCATGCCCTAACAATTGGTTTGCTTTTGTCATACATAGCCCCAGAACCAAAGGCAATTATCCTAGCATTAGGAAACTTTCGTCTTAGGTTTACAAACATGGCGATATTCTTTTCGACAGAACCTGGGTAATCCCTTCCGTACGTACCACTATTGGCACAATGGATGATCGCTTCTATATCCAAATCAAGTTTCTCAACATCTTTCCAAACAGCTAGATCACAATCATCGTGATAAAGACCTGTCACATCGTTGAGATTTTTTAACAAATACTGACCGATAACTCCTGAAGCACCTGTTATTAATATCATTTAGTTTTACTTAATATATAATCTGCAATTGATTTTCTATCCATGGGAGATACGGTATAAACTTTAAACACTAAGTAATTAAGATATCCTGGCTTCTTTTTTAGGGTATCTATATCCTTATCGGTGACTAACTTATCAACCAGAGCCTTGTTTAGTTTATTTCCTGTGTCGTGATTAATAGAAAAATCACAATCTATAGCACAACTCATGTGACTCCATCCTCTCTTTTGCCACCAGAAGTAGGTCGCCTCAGAACCAACCTTTCCGCAGATAAAACACTTTGCCTTTACTGCCATCTTTTTATTATTAAATTTTTAAGCAATTCTTTTTCTGGTAAATAAGGATGTTGTTCTTCAATTGGTTTATCAAAGATTGCTCTAGGTGAGACGGATGAAATTGGGTCTACTATTACGTTGACAATTACCTGTTTCATTTTAAGGGCTTTTTTTATTTGTCCAACCATCTTCTTAGGATCTTTAATAGTCATTGACTTTAAACCGTAGGCCTTAGCAATCTTTTCAAAATCTGGTACTCCCTCATGAGTTCCAATGTGCCTCCCTTTCATGTATAAGTCTTGAAATTGGCGGATTAATCCATATCCCTCATTACTAAAAATAAACACTTTCATTGGGATATTATAATTCTTAATGGTTTGGAACTCTTGGATATTCATTTGAACTCCACCATCTCCGATGATCGAGACAACATCGTGGCCAAGTACCCCAACTCCCATAGCCGCACAAATTGAATAACCCATTGGGGAGTTACCCATGGCTGTAAATAATCTCCCCTTAGGTTTAAAGGTCTGGTATGTTTGAGCCATATTAGAACCGGTATCTGCAATCACTACATTGTCTTCACATTCATCTGATAATACTTTTAGGAATGAGTAAGGGTTAAGTATTTTGCTCTTGGAAGTTTTGGTCTTATATTTATCCGCCCATCTTTTGCACTGTTTAAACCATTTCAACCTAGGCTGGTATCTAACTTTTTCCAGTAGAGAACTTATAAAACTCTCAGCGTCAGAACAAATAGCTATGTCTGCTTTAACAACACCCTTGGTCAGTTCGTTTTTATCTATATCAACAATAATCTTTTTAGCTTCTCTAGCAAACTGTTTTGGGTTACTACCGGTCATTCGAGTGTCTAGCCTGCAACCAATTGAAAGAATTAGATCAGCATTTTGGGCAGTAAAGTTAGCCCCTCTGTTTCCGTATACCCCAAATTGTTCGACCTTGTATACACTTTGGAAGTCAAGCATTCCCCAAGATGGAAGAACTGGCCACCTTATCGTCTCACATAAAACACTTAGGTCTATCAAACAGTTACGACATCCATTTCCCACAATTAGCACTGGTCGCTTGGCTCTGCTAATCATTTTAATCACTTTTTTAACATTTACTTTTTTTCTTTTTTTTTTGGGAAAGAAGTCTAAAGATCGCCCATCAATGTCGGCCTGTTGTACGTCCATTGGAATATCTAGGTGAACTGGCCCTTTTCTCCCCTCTAGTGAGATCCTAACCGCTTTTTCTAATTCATCTGGTATATCCTCTGCCTTAGTGACTAATTTTGAATACTTAACGAAAGGCTTCATTACCGACACCATATCAACTTCTTGGAATCCACGTTGTCGAACCTTGTTTGTTCTTAAATCAAAAGTAGAAACCTGTCCAGTAATAACTAGAATTGGTACCGAGTCAAAATAACTACTAGCTATTCCAGTAATTGTATTCGTTCCACCGGGGCCGGAAGTTACCATACACACCCCATATCCATTCATTCGTGAGTATCCATCTGCTGCCATCGCCGCCGCCTGTTCGTGTTGAGTAGTAATAAATTGAATGTCAGAACGGGAGAAAGCATCTATTTGGGTACTGATTGCCCCACCAGTAACTCCAAAGACGTGCTGAATGCCTAGTTTTTTAATTTCTCTCAAAATGTAGTCTGTCGTTTTTATAGTGTGCATTAGCTTTTCTATTTAACCAATAACGTCTTAATCCCTCACTAACCTTGTCTTTTAATTCCTGTGTTCTTTTTTTACCCTTAAGGTGTAATCTAGCATGTTCGGCTCTACTTAATATAACTATATTTTCAACTGTATTATTAAGTCTATTGCCGTCTAAATGATGGACTATTTCATTTTTATTTAATGGTCTACCAATAATTTTTTCCGCCACTAATCTATGTTCAAAAACATATCCTTTAACAGCTTTTGGATGTGTTTTGTTCATAACAAAACGATAACCATCTTGTATAAAACTTCCACCCTTCCAATTAGGATTTAATTTACCTGTTGTTTGAATCATCTTTTTTCCTTTGTTCCAAGCTACTCTCCCTTCGTACCATTCTGTAGGTAGCTTGCACCCTTTTATAAATTTCCCTTCTTTTGTCCTCATCACTGGTTTTATATAATTCATTTGCTAATTTTAACCTATTGGGGTCACCTATGTCAACCCATTCGGCAGGAGTGATTAAATTAGTAAATTCCATATTTCCGTTAAAATAATCCTTGTGTAATACAGAATATCCAGCATAGATCCCTTTATCGACATGCCTGACGTTAACTCCACCGCTCATGGATATACTCTTTAGGTTATCAATATTGACATCGCTTAACGTATCACCATTAGCCACAATAACATAGTTGTCTTTCAACCAAGGCCTTAATCTTTGTAGTGTTTGGCTTTCTCCAAGTAGAACAGGCTCGAAAGTATAAAGTAGTCTGTCGCCAAAATATTCCATAATTCTCATATTACACCAGTGAGTGTTGACGATTATTTTATTCACACCATAGTAATTAAAGTGTTCTATTATTCTTTCTAGGCACGGCTTACCATTAACATCCATCATGCATTTGGGCATACTCTCAGTGAGTTTTCCAAGTCTTTTCCCATAACCAGCACAGTATATTAAACCAATCAAATTTCCCTCACTTGAACTCCGTCAAACGAAACGGAAAAATCTAAATGTTTTAATTCCATCTCCAAAATAAATCTATCTTTTTTTTTAGGGTCAACGATAAAGATAACACAACCCTCACCGCCAGCCCCCAATACTTTCCCCCCTAAAGCCCCCAGTCCATAAGCCTTAATAAACATTTCGTCTATCGTCTTGTTGGTCGCTAGGGGATTAGTCTTTTTCTTTAATTCCCACGTCTTACGCAATAACTTACCTACTCCCGCAAAATCACCCTTAGAAAGTAACTCTCTTGCTACCCATGTCTGTCCCCTTAATTCTAGGAGGGCGTCTACATTGTTGGTTGACTTTAATGACTTTTGAATATCGCTTGAATGTCGGGTCTTTCCCGTAAAAAATAGAACACACCAATTTTGAAAACCTAGAGCTATTTCACGAGGCAACGAGTCAATCCAAACATCACCATTCTCAAACTCCATCATGTTTAATCCACCATAAGCAGAGGCATATTGGTCTTGTTTACCTGAAATCCACCCTAAGTCAATTTCTGCCCTCCATGCTTGATGGGCAATATCTCCAATACTACCTTTCTTTTTCATTAGTCGGTTAAAGCCAGCGATCATGGAAACTGCGGCTGAAGCTGATGAACCTAAACCTGCCGATTGTATGCCGTCAAATTTATCAACAAAATGAATAGGAGGTAAATCAACATACTTCCTCATAACATAATAAATTAAATCAAACTTTGGATCAGCTCTCTTGGGAGGTATATTGTCAAACTCTCTTACTTCTCCCATGGCCTCTATTCTAAACTTATCAGCTAGCTCTATGGTACAAGTATGTCGCAGATTAATGGCCATGTTTAAGACCCTGCCTCCGTATTTATTAGAAAATTCTGGAAGATCTGTGCCACCTCCAAACATCGAAAACCTACTGGGGCAGGTAGATATGATCATTTGAAATACTTAGTAATATCTAACCAGTTAGTAAACCGGATTGCTCTATCATCCACGTAGGCAATAGTCCCAATTAGTTTCTTGTTAGTTACTTTAAGATCTGGAAAACCCCAATCTTTTAGCCACTCTTTTATCTTTGGCCATTCTTTCCTTCTTCTGTTAGTGCAGACATAAAGGTCATAACTCTTGTCTAAATACTTGATTGCATCAACTGCATTTACTGTTGGAGGGCAATCAAACCAATCAACACTTCTGGGAATACCGTATCTATCGCACAAAACTCCGTCGAAGTCTATCGCTAATCGTTTAACCCCAATTCTCATACATCTCCTTTTCCACTTGTTCACATATAGTGTGGATAAGTTTTAACTGGTTTTCTTGAATCTCAGGTGTGTCCTTTCCTTCTCTTGGTAAATCAATCACTTCCATACATATCTCTAAGGCCATTTTTCCGGCCTTGTTTACGTTCCATGACCTGCCACTACTGGAAATACACAATAAAACGTCACCTGGCTTGCCTAACGCCTCTACCTGACGTGAAAATATGCTATCGAAGGATATGTCATTTCCGATTGAAGTAATGATTGAAGTGTCTGTAGTTAAAGCAATTGCCGGCAATCCTTTTCGGTTGAGTTTAAATTTACCTACCAATTCCCCTGCCATGTGCTGAGCTTCTGCCGCCGATCCACCATTTCCACAAATCAAGAGCTTATTTCCTCTTAAAAAAGCAGTTACTATTGTTTCAACAATTTTCATGTGGCTCCTCTGGGCTATTATACCACCACTGTCTTTTTTCCCATGTCCTTCTTCCCCCAACACCTCTTACAATCTACCATTCCCCAGTCATCACTTAAATACTTCTCTTCTATCTTTCTACCGCATAGGGCGATACCTTCTTTGTCTGAGATATAGTGGAATATCATAGTTTTCTTTATTATATCGCCACATAACAATAATACAATCAATCAAATTTGATATGGTTTAGGTCATTTGGTCTCACTTGACAAGACCTGCGAGATTGCGTAAAGTGGTATTAGTTACAAATTAAGATACATACATGGAAGACACAAAAACACCTCGTTTCCTCCCAACTAAATGTCCCGTCTGTAATGGGTTTGGGTCGGTAAAACATGGAGAACTAATATGCGGTTCTTGTAATGGCAATGGCTTTATCGTCATTGACCAGAAAACAGGATTACCAGTTAAACACACACACAATGAAGACACGAATAATTTGGACTAAAATTTGGGATGACGAATGGTTTGACGCACTAACTACAAACGCTCGATATTTATTTATCTATCTATTAACCAATCAAGACATTGGACTATCTGGTTGCTATTACATAACCAATAAAAAAATAGGTTTTCATACCCATTTGAGCAACAAAGAAATTGAAGAGGCAAAAGCCTTATTACCTCCAAAAGTAGTTTTTAAAGATAATTGGGTATATGTTCCCAACGCTAGGGGATATAATGGATTTGTTGGTGCTAAAAACGATACGGCAGTGGAGAGAGAAATTGAATTAATACCCGAAAACATACGTATTGCCTTAAGTATCGAGAAACCATATAGGGTATCTGGGGTACCAAATACCTCTATAATCAAAACCATAAATCATAATCATAATAATAATCAAAAACATATAAGGGCAAAAGCATATAAATTAATAGGTAACACTATGGTGGAGGAATAATGAATAAAGAACAATTAGAAGCTCAACTACACGCTCTTAGGCAAAAGTGGTTTGGACATGTACCCAAGAATGATATGGATCCTGATTGGTGGGCTTTCAAGTGTGATAGTGTCATTGCTACTCGTATCAAACATCAATTAGCTTCTTCAGAGAATTTACAAACGGTGGCCGAACAGATATTTGGTAGTAAGTAACCACTTGCACTTACCCCTTGACACTATCCCCTGATAGGGGTATCATTCTAGTATCAAAGCAGAGTTATAAATTAAAATAAAAATGCCAAACAAAGATTTTATAGTGGCTTTAAATTACGCTTATAAATACGGTCTATATAACCCAAAAAATAAGAACATGCGTGTTAAGGCTTATATTGAATTCGGAAAGAGTGCCGAAGATAAATTGAAAAAGATGGGGTTACCTTACCCAGATGGTTTGACCGGTATTTGGGATGACCAAACCAAACAATTCGTCGAAAAAGGAGTTATTGATTGGTCTTGGACTAACAAACTATGCAACTAAAATTTTCAATAATTCAAAAAGAAATAGATAATACTCATTTTTACTGGGTAGATGATGAATTTATGCCATCTGTTTCTCATATTTTAGATGTCGCCGCACCTAAAGAATATGGACTTATAAACTTCTTCAAACAAAACACACCCGAAGAAATTGAAGAAATATCCAGCAAAGCAAAAGAAAACGGTACTCTAGTCCATGATGCTTGTGAGAAACTTTTAAATGGAATCGAAATTACCTTAGAAGAATACCCTCTAAGAGCCAAGAAAGCACTTTTATCCTTCTATGAGTGGTACAACACTTATTTACCTACATCGTTGATTACAGAGCAAATGGTAGCTTCTAAAATTAATAAATACGCTGGAACTCTTGATCTTGTGTGTACTATCGGAGATAAAAGAATTTTAATCGATTTTAAAACTAACAAAGGAGCTATTTACTTTACTAACAAACTTCAAGTCATGGCTTATAAACAAGCTTATGAGGAATCTACTGATGAGAATATAGACGAATGTTGGATTTTAAGATTAGGTAGCCAACATAAATGCGGGTATGAATATAAATTAATAGATGACGTGACGGTTAATGATTTTATGAACGTCTATCAGACTTATTTAACTATAAACGGTGGAAAAATTGAAGACCCACCACTAATAGACGTTTATCCAGAAACTCTTAAATTAAAACTATGAAAAGAATAGATTTAAAAACATATACCAAACCTACTGATTTTGTAAAGTTTCCGATTGGAGAGACTAAAGTCATTTTGATTAGCGAGGGTGGAATGGTTAAAAAACACGGTATGAAAACAGCTACTAGTTACGTCCCATTAGGAACTTGTACCGAGAAACCGGACTGTGGGTGGTGTCTAAAAGGAAACGAACCTAAACTTAAATGGTTATGGATTGCTTTTGTAAATAACGAAGCCAAGGTTTTAGATGTTGGGCCAATGATTGGAGACGGAATTTGTAAACAGGCCCAAGAAAACAATTTGTCAGTTTTTACAAACGCTATATTTTCAATTAGTCGGGTAGGACTTCAAAGAAGCACAAAATACGAGGTTAAGTATATTGGTCAAAATAAAGAGGAATTAAATACAGAAGCCGCTAAAAAATTATTAGTTAAGAAATATTTTATCTAATGAACAAACAACAAGCATTCGATCTGTTCGCTCAAAAACGTAGAGAGTTCTTAGAGTTTGCTAGATGGGAAGCAATAAGAATTTGGAAACAAAAGGGAAATATAACTGTTGACGATGTAAGGGCAGAAGTATCTACACCCTCCGATATTAATCCTGTTTGCTGGGGTGCGTTATTTAACTCCGGCGATTGGGAGTGTGTCGGATACGTTAAAACTACTCGCCAAGTAGCCCATGGTCGTCCTGTGGGTTGCTGGAAGTATATTGGTAATAAACCAATTTATAATTTAAGTCCTTCGGGACAGATAGGATTCACATGACCCTAACTAGAAAAGAAGTAACCGCCACTATCTATGCCCTACGTTTTACCCTCTTAGCCGATAGAGGTACAATGACGGAAGGAATGATAGATAATATGGAAACAGCATTAGATAAGTTATTAATTCAATCTAAAAAATGATCCAAGAAGACTTTAAAGTACATTTAAGACTACCAAAAATAATCATGGACGGTGTCCGTTCCCTTAAAGAAAAGGGGATGACCTACAACGACATTGTTCGAATAGCTTTAATTGATTATATAAGACGAAATAAGGTAAAGTAATTTGCCTATTGACTACCCCGACATGGGGGTGTATTATTCTAATTACAAAGCAGATGGAACTTTAAAAGCTAGGCGACAGGAAAGACGGTGGAGTAGCCTCCGGCAAGGTATTGTCAAAACCTTATCAGTCGGGGCAGTAGAACTACCGGACAAAGGTCTACCCTGCCTTCCTCCTTGTCGCTTAGTCAAATTATAAGTTTACAAAACTATGACAATAAGAAACTTGATGAAGATAGATTACAGAACGAAGAAAGGACGTGCTATTAGAGAACTCAAAAGAAAAGAGGATAGAAGGAGATTGTTTAGGCTTTTGATCTCAATAGCCATTCTTACCTCCTTTGCCGTTGCCGTATTAACCAAAACTATCTATGACGCAACACACTCTAAGCCCCTTAGCGAAACGAAAGTAGTTGAGGTGGTACAAGCAGAGGAAATTCCCCAAAGAGCGTTCTGCAACGATGTAATTAACTGTATAAGGGACGTGGGAGAAGAACTTGGAGTTGATAATAAAGTAATTACTACTGCTATTAGAATTGCTGAAGCAGAAAGTGGTTATCGTGCAGATGCTAAGAACCCAAATTCAAGCGCTACTGGGGTTTTTCAATTTCTTTGGTCTACTTGGGACGCTTACAAATGTGATGGTGAGAGATGGGACTATGTTGACAATACTAGATGTTTCTATAAGCTCTACATCGAGCAGACAGCCCGTTATGCTAGAAAGGGATTAGTTTATGATTTTAGTGATTGGAACGCTAGCCGTTCTAAGTGGGATCTATGAAACAATTCTTCACCGCATTCTTAACCTTATGGATGGTTCTATTAGTTATTAGTTGGTTTATTAGTTTAATAAAATAAAATGAACAATTTTACTTTTATAACACCAGAAGAAGTGATAAGGATTGATAAAAGCCACACTTTAGAGGAATTTAAAAAAATGGCAAATGCTAAACCAATTAAATGTCAATGTGGACAGGAAGATATTTGGAAATACGGTGAGTGTGGATTGTGTTTTTCTTGTACCACTGGTGAGTCTGACGCTTCTGATGATTATGAAATTATTAGTTTAATAAAATAAATGAAAAAAATGACCAAAGAAGAACGAACTCAAACTGCTTTAGAGGAATATAAAAGTCAAAAGTTTGAATTACTGTCAATTGTTACCTCGTGTCAGGCTGGACAAATAATGGTTGAAACTAATACTGATAAATTACAAATCAAGAATGAAACAACTATCGGAAATAGGCGATATTTAATTACAGCAGTTTACAGAAAAACTTTATTATCTGAAACACCACACAACCTATGAAAACAACCCGACAAAAAAGACCAGATAGAGTGAAATGTAAAATTATAAATTTATTAGGAGAATAGAAATGACAGAGATAAATCTCAATCAGGCAGAGTGCCTAAAACCTATTAATAATTTTGGTA